TTTACACAACACAGTGGTAACAATTTTCAGTGGCATTTTCCAAACCAAGATATGTTTGATCAAATGTTTAAAGGCGCAAGCGGTTTTTCGCATAGTTACAACAATCCATCCATTAATCAAGATATTCAAACTACGATTCACGTAACACTAGAAAGTATTTTAGTAGACCAAACAAGAATATTGCATATAAATCAAGGGCGAAGTAAAAGCACCGTAAATGTAAATATACCAGCAGGTGTTGGCAAAAATGCTAAAATAAGATATCGTGGATATGGACAAAATGTTTACACACAGCAACCTCCTGGTGATTTAGTTGTAAAAATAGAAATTGAAGAGCATGATACCTTTATTAGAAAAGATCAACATCTTTATACAAAAATAGTTGTAAATGTATTTGATGCACTAACAGGGTGTGAGGTTACTCTTGTTAATTTAGATGGCAACAAACTAAAAATAAAAGTGCCTAGTTGTTGCAATCACGAACAAATTTTAAGAATAAATGGCAAAGGGTTGCCTAATAAAACAAAAAATCCTGGCGACTTGTATGCAGTAATAAATTTAGAGATGCCCAAGACACTGTCTGACCGACAACACCAAATACTAAAAACGTTAAATACTAAAGTATAAAAGAAAGATAAAAATGCTTCAAAATAACCCTGAAATTGAACTAATTGTAAATGCTGCAACTGAATACGCAATTGAATTGCATCACAAGTATGTAACAGTTGAACATATTGCGTATGCATTATTAAAGTTTGAAAAGTTTAATAACTTGCTTTATACAGTTGGCGTTGATGTTGAAGAACTGTTAACAGAATTTGAACATTATCTCGAAACTGGATTAAACAGCATTGTAAGTGGAGACTTTTCCACAATGCCTGTGCCGGGAAAAACTCACGGGCTTGAGAGAGTGTTTAACCGTGCATATACACAAGTATTGTTTAGCAATAGAGACAACATTACCCCAGTTGATCTTTATCTAAGCATAACCGCAGAAACACAGAGTTATGCAGCATACTTTTTTATCAAGTATGGTTTAGAAAAAGATCGTTTAATTAACGAGCATAATAAAAAAGAAAGAAAAACAGGAAAACCAAGGCAGGACAGCATGAATACACAACAAGCTATTAAAGTATTAGAAGAACACTGCACAAATCTTAATCATGCTGCTGAGGATGAAGAAATTGATACTGTAATTGGTAGAGATCCTGAATTAGAAGAAATTGCACAAATACTTGCAAGACGAAACAAATGTAATGTACTAATGGTAGGCGATCCCGGCGTAGGTAAAACCGCTATCGCAGAAGGACTAGCATTGAATATTATCGCACATAAGGTACCTGATTTTTTATTAGAATGGACAGTGTATAACCTAGATATCGGTTCATTGGTTGCAGGTAGCAAATACAGGGGAGAATTTGAAGAAAAACTTAAAAATGTTATTGACGCTTTATCTACAATTGGAAACTGTATTTTATTCATTGACGAAGCACACCAAATGAGAGGTGCTGGTAGCGGTAGCAGTAGTGATGTAGACTTTGCAAACATGATTAAACCTGCTCTCAGCAGAGGTAAAATAAAAGTTATTGCTAGTACAACTTGGGAAGAATACAACAATAGCTTTGAAAAAGATCGTGCACTAATGAGACGCTTCCATAGACTAACCATCGACGAACCAAGTCCAGATGTTGCAAAAGAAATACTAATGGGTATTCGTACGTATTATGAGAATTTTCATAACGCTAACATCACTGATGAAGCAATTGAAGCAGCCGTTGATTTAAGTGTACGTTTTCAGACTGATAAAAAACTACCCGATAAAGCAATCGACCTAATTGATAGTTCATGTGCTACACAACGTATTATGAACCTTAAAGATTTTACAGTAACAAAAACTATGATTGCCCGCGAGCTTAGTAGAGCAACTAAAATTCCATTAAGTCAGCTTCGCAATGACGACGAGTCTGCAATGGATACAAATATCGAATCTAAAGTCAAGGCAAAACTTTTTGGACAAGACACCGCAGTAGATCAAGTATTAGAAAAAGTTTATGTTGCAAAAGCAGGACTAAAAGCAGTTGATAAACCAATGGGTGCATATTTGTTTACTGGACCAACTGGCACAGGAAAAACTGAACTATGCAAACTGTTGAGCGAAAATCTCGGAATGAAACTTGTGCGTTTTGATATGAGTGAGTATCAAGAAAAACATACAGTTGCTAAGTTAATTGGTGCTCCTCCGGGTTATGTCGGATACGAAGATGGTAATTTAGGCGGCGGTTTATTAATTAGTGAAATTACAAAGAGTCCGCATTCAATTATTCTATTTGATGAAATCGAAAAAGCACACCCTGATGTGAGCAATGTATTACTAGGGCTATTAGACGAAGGCTTTGTTACCGGCAGTAATGGTAAAAAAGCAGATGCTAGAAATTGTATGATCATCCTTACTAGTAATCTTGGTGCAGCAGATAGAGAAAAGTCTGTAATTGGATTCGGTGAAGCAAACAATAACGATGCCGATGATCGTGCTATTAAACAATACTTTAAGCCTGAGTTCAGAAACAGATTAGATGCAGTAGTTAAATTTAATAGCTTAGACAAATTAAGTTTGCGTAAAATTGTTGCTAAACTAATTGCCGAACTTAATGAATTGCTAACTGATAGAAATTTAAGATTGCGTGTAACTGAAAGTGCAATTGATGAAATTATCAACAAAGGATACGATCAAAGTATGGGTGCAAGACCACTGGCTAGAAAAATTACCGAACTAATCCGGGTTCCTTTGAGTAAAAAAATACTATTTGAAAAAATCAAAGATGGTAGTATTATCCAAGTAATGACTGATAATAATAAAGATATCAAATTTATGATTGTTGATCAATCTAACGTAAAAATTAACAAAAATAACGGTATTATTGAAATCAATGACGACATGGATTGAAAATTTACAGAATAAAATTAGTCAACAATATCAAATATCGCCTATAATTACAGAAAATTATAAATTAAAATATTCTAAGTACAAACACAGAATTACTTTTATTTTAGTTAAAAATAACACTACCGGGCATTATCTTGGATTTGATACATTTGATTATGTTTATGCTAGTAGAATAATGAAATTAGTTAAACAAGAAAGACTTGACGGAACTGTTAAGACTAGAAACCATTGGATAGAATTTTATATATATTTCAACGAAAATGTTGATGAATATTTAGGAAAATTTAACGCAGAAATACTTTCAAAAATAACAGAAATTCAAGCAATGCCGGATTTTGTATTTCGTGAAAGCAATGCATTTGTACACGACTATCCTGTGCAATTAGAAATTAAAAATGCTTTGCCTTTTAAAAAATATAGATATAAAATTTTTATTACAGCGAGTTGTACATTAAGGAAAGAAATAGGTAGACAAAACCTTAATCATCTGTATAATACTATTACACAGTATGACGATATACGAGAATCACCAAGTTTTCATCGAACACAAGGTAAAGAGATGGTTTGGGATGAAGTATATTTTTATACTAAAACATTAGATCTGGTGCCTATGATTTATCTAATAGAACCTAGATTTATAAGAAATATTATTGAATTCAGAACAATCGAGGAAATAAATGAACCAACTACTTAAAACACTGCTAACTAAACAATTGATTCCATATAACACTAAACTTACTGGACGCTGCCGTGCACGTTATTTGGGAGGCACACAGAAAGTACTAATGACAGTTTATCTTAAAAATTTAAAATCAAATGGCTTTATGTGTACTGGAGAGTTGGGAGAGAATTATCTAATGAAGTGGGACGATTTAGAAACAATCGACGGGATGGACATTACTCGTTTTGCCAAAGTGTATAACATTAAAGAAGATGGTAGTACAAAGATTGTTGGCAAAAAAAGAGGACGTAAGCCCAAGGCAGCATAAATAGTAGTAGATTATATTATGGAGATTATCTACTATGGCAAAAATCAACGAGCAGCGACTCAACATAAAACTTAGCCAATTATTGCGTGATCAAGACGAATCAAGTAAAATTGTTAATAATGACGATCTAGATGTTTTATTAGAAGCTCTTGGACAAATTGTTGGCGAGAATGTTTTAATCGAATTGGATGAACAATGATTATTCTTGCAGCAACAACGTTTGATACCGATGCTACTATAACCGGAGACAAATTCAAAGGAGACGGTTACTACGGGCATGGAGATGGATTGCATACAGTATCCTGGAGTTTAAACGGTTTTACTGGAACTATAAAAATACAAGGTAGCTTGAGCGATACTCCGGGCGCAAACGATTGGTTTGATCTAAGATTAGGATCGAGTACTCTCGGCGGCTTCGGTGTAGACACAACAGGAGCAGCACTTGACTCGAGTGTAACAAGTGTAGCATACACAACAGAAACAAATAATTTTTCTTTTAATTTTAAAGGTAATATTGTTTGGGTACGTGCAGTTATTGAAAACTTCAGTGCCGGCACTGTTAATAGTATATATTTGAAGTAAGGATAAAAAAATGGCAAAACAAACAATCAATATTGGGTCAGGCGAGCTAGCAGGAGATGGCGAAAGCCTACGCAGTGCGCTCAACAAATGCAATAGTAACTTTGACGAATTGTACACAGCAGATTTATCATCGTATACTGTAACCGAATCGGATGTAACAGCACATCAAGGTGCGTTAAGTATTACCGAAAGTCAAATCAGTGATTTTGGTACATACCTTAGAACAGTAATAGCACCAACAACAAGTGCCGGTCAAGCCGGTGATGTACCAGGGACGATTGCTATCGATAGTAATTATATATATTACTGTTATCGAGATTTTCCAAGACAAGAAGATTATATTGCAACATTAGCTAATAGACCATCTAGTAGCGATAACATTCGACTAACTGTAAATTTTGTTGATTTTCCCACTGACATTTACGATGGATTTGATCTATTTAGAGGCGACGGAACTACTTTAATTGGAAGAATCGAAAGCGTTTCACCGGACGAAAGCGATAATATATTGGCACAGTTACGTGTCGGGGGATTCCAGTCTGGACCGGTCGAAGGTGAAACGGTTATTATAAAGTATAACACTAATGCAAAAATTTGGCGAAGATCAGCCTTTAACTCATTTTAATAACCTTTGAGAAAATATCAATGACTGAACAACAAAATCAAGAAGAAGTAATTAAAGTACTTCAAAATTCTCACATACATTTTTGTACTCCTTGTTACGGCGGACAAATTAATGAAGGTACATTTAGCAGTTATCTAAGATTTGCAATGCTAGCAACTAAGTACGAAATTCCATTTAGTGTAGATACGCTCATCAATGAGAGTTTAGTGAGTCGTGCAAGAAACAGTTTGGTTGCAAAATTTCTAGCAAATAAAAATGCAACACACCTTATGTTTGTCGATGCT